AACTAGTTCAGATCCTACAGATATAGCAAGTCCTACCACGTATTCATTCACAATTGACGCTACTTCTAATACACAATCTTTGGGAAGATCTTTTAACATCATAGTCAACCCAACACCAGATGGAAGTGCTTCTGGAAGGGCCGCTGCCAGTGCTGATGCCATTAAAACGTTAACTGGAACAACCACAAACGGTTTATATTGGATCAAGCCAACTGCTTATAGTGGTTCTGCTGTTCAAGTCTACTGTCTAATGGACGGTACTGCAGGATCAAAAGCATGGACACTGGCTTTTAATTTTATTAGTTCATCAAATTCTGGCTTCCCCAGCAGTGAAGTTCCTTTTTACACAAGTAGTTTTTGGACTACGCAAGATGGAAATTTCAATACTGGTAATGGTTTAACAGCTAATCAAAAAACAACAGCTTATGGCTATTTGGGACACAGTGAAATATTGTTTTTATTACACAATAAATCAAACACAAGCTGGAGGGGATGGGGAAGATATGCGTATACAGCTTCTTTTCAAGGACAAACATTATATCAATTGTGTACAGGAACTGCTAACAAAACAGTTACTAGCGGTAGAGCACAAACCATGTCAGGCAGTAACAGCGGCACACAGTATGTGACCACTACAAGACCTCAAACTAGAGGTGGTGATCAATTTATTGACCCTAATTTTACAGCTGGCGCTGGCACATCCAATAATGCCAATGATAATTTAGTGTTTAATGCATCTGGAACCGGTACCTGGTGGGGTAATGCAACATACGCTAATACTAGAATAACAACCTCTGCTGGTCAGAATAACACTAGTTATGGATATACATTTGGCGGTATTGGTGGTCAGCATTTTAATGAAAGTGGTTGGGGAAATGATTACGGATTTACACCAATTTATCCCTATTGTGGCGGCCCATATGCATATGGTACCAGTGGTACTGCCACTGGCGGAGTTATAAATTATGTATTTCCTGGAACCAGTATGTCGCCGCTACCAAGCTCGCAGCCAGTAAGTTCAAGCTGCCATGATGGTCATGGTGGTGGATTTCAGGATGTTGCTATGGCTGTATTTGTTCGTTAAGTTTTTTAACTAAAACATTTTCCTCAGGAAACCATATTCCATATAAATTGGAAGAGAGAAGCATATGCAGTGCTTCTTTCTTGGTCTGTACTAATGGTTCACCTGCTAAATTCATACTAGTATTAAGCAGTGACGGACAACCAGTTTTATCTTGAAACTTCAATAACAATGATTTTAATAATCCTGAATCTACAGTTTGCATTCTACTAGTATTATCCACATGTAAAACTCCAGGCATGACAGATTTACAGTTATCTTTGGCTTTAAAATTCACTGTCATGTTGGGGGATTCGTCAAAAATAGGTTCAAAATAATTAGACAATTCTTCTTTTAATATCATTCCGGCAAATGGCCTGTACCACTCTCTATTTTTTATTTGATTTATCTTATCCTTGGCATCAATAGCCCTTGGATCAAATAAAATAGATCTATGCCCTAAAGCTCTTGGCCCTGCTTCAGGAGATCCTTGAAATAAGCCTATTGCTTTTTCTTCTGATAATAAATTTACAACGTCGTCTATGGAACACGATATTTTTTCTAATCCTTCAACTATTTCTATTTTTTCGTTATCATCGTAATAATGATAAAATGTATCATTAAGTTTATAAATTTTATTGTCTTTAGTATTTTCTCTATAATAAGACATGGCTGCGCCAATGCTGTTTCCACTATCATCTGCTAGAGGTTCAAAATAAAAATTACATTCAGGCAAGTGCTCTTTGTAAAAACTATTTGCAACTACGTTTAAACCATATCCGCCTGTGATACACACGTTTGTAATTTTATACTTTTCCACATATCTTTTAATTAGATTTAGAACTGTTCTTTGTGTTTCTGTTTGTACCTGTTTGGCTTTTTCTGCATATATTTGATAATTTTCTTTTGGCACACCGTAGGCCTGTTCTAAATATGGATCTGAAAATACTACTGGCGCACTTCTAGGTAGTGTTCTAGAAGTATCATGATGAAAATATGCGTCAATAGGAATTTGATTTATAAAAAGAGGCTCGTAATGATCCTGTAAACCATAAGCCGCCAAGCCCATAGTTTTGCCGTTTTCTAACGGATGTTCTCCTATTAGTGTAGTTGCCGCTTCATATACCTTAACTATGCTATATGCACTTTTAATTTGCCAATCCATTCTTTGATGATTGACTTTAACATGTTCGATAAATTCTTGATATCTAGGCAATGTTGTGGAGTTTACCATCCAATAGTTTTTATATACTGGATATAACACATCTGGATACATGCCTATAAAAACAGATTCTGATTCTCTTGCAGCCTCCTTGCCATCCCACCATATAATAGATCCATTCCTATCAACAACAAACACAAGTGCTTCTTCAAACCCGCTATTATAAAATGCCAAACTAGCATGACACTTATGATGCATAGCAGAAAAGTTACAGACTGGGACGTTAAACAACTTTTCACAAAATTGTATCATCTCCTGTTCACCAGGATCATTATTTGTTGGGCTTGCCAGCACTATAGCATCTATAGTACCATAAAATTTTTCATGCGCTAGTTTTAAAGCTGACCAGGGTTTCATATCTCGTTTTTTTCTAGTCAACCGTTCTTCTTTTGCAAAAAATTCTAAAACACCGTCACAATATACTGCAACACTGCTGTCGTGAAATGGGCTAATGCCTAAAATTCTCATAATTTCCCTTATGTAATTAAAGTTTTTCGCAAAACTTGTGAAGTTTCAATCTAGCATCTTTTAGATCTTTGCTGAATGTACTGTGTTGTAAGCCAACAGCACTAAATCCATTAGCCATATCGTTGACACTGTTGTCTACAGCTTCAACTTTGATGACGAAGTCAGCAATTAACGATTCGCCGTATTCGCGGTCTTTCTTGTCTTTTATTGACGCAACTTTTTCTTTGTATGTTTCCAAATCTTTATGGAACTCTGGTAAATTTTGAATGAATAAAGCCATTTTATATCCTTAAATTAAATCCATAACATCAAATACTGTTTGTAATTTAGTACGCATTGATTTGTTACCAAAACTACTACGCAATGCTTGATGCAAGGGCTTTGGAGCTCCGTCAATCGTACCCCAAGCCCAAGCGCCGTGTTCGTCACTCAATACAGGGACAAATTCATCTTGTACTACACACAAATATGTATGGAAATTAAAAACACTGTCATTAGACACAAACGTTTCTAAAGGCATTGTTTTAAGTATACTAGGCGGAGTGCCAATTTCTTCGTTGATTTCACGTTGGAGACCTTGCCATGCACTTTCCCCAAGGTCGTTGGTACCGCCAACTAACCCCCAAGTTCCGGCATGTTTCCCGTGTTGTTTTTGTAATAAAAGTATTCGTCCTGTACTGCGAGCATAAAATAATGCTCCACTACAAACAATACGATCTTTTAAAGTTCCAGTCTCCATAAGCCCCTAGCATATTCGCCCTCAAATGATTTGCGCCATTGGACGCCATTCCACTTGTATTGGACGTTAGTATATATGTTTGTGAGGTAAACTAACCGGTCGGTTGTGGCTTCTGCATTGAACAACACAGCCCACTTGGATCCATCCCATTCTATAATGTCGTTGGTATTGGCAATAAAATCACTGTTGTCAGCATTTTTCCAAGCATCTGGGCCATCTTCATTTATATAAAGTTCATAAGTAATGACATCTTCTACATTTACAGATTGATCTAGTCTTAATACTAGTAATCCTTGAGAATCAACAGCAGTAAAACCCACTTCCGTGTTATTAACCAACACTCTGCTGTCAGCTACTCTAGTAAATTCAATATTGGTGTCAATTCGATTACTGCGACCATCTGCAATAAGCGTTTCTCTAATGCCACCGCCAATATTATTAATAATCAAATAGCGTGTACCTACTACTGGTTGATCTAATCCTGATCCTGGACCACTTTTTTCTGGATCAACAATAGCATCAAATGTGCCTAGACTCATAGGTCTGTTTAAACTAGGGAGGTCTGTGTTGTTAGGGAACGTATCTGAATCCCAACTGATTGTTAATATTGTTTCATTAAGTGGATTAAGAACAGCAGTACCGCTAACTTCCGTTCCGTCAGTTTGTATAAGGAATAGTCTACTGACTCCTGGTCTAAATTGTCCAGGATATTGATCTAAAATCAATCGCCAGTTGATGTCCTCGCCATTCTTAACACTGACATATAATGAGTTATTGTTGGCATAGGTTACATTTTCACCTGCATCTAAAATCATAGCACTGCCGCCATGCACAGTAATACCAAAGTTGTCAATGCTTGCTCGAGCAGTGTCCATTAATTCACTTAGATTAGGGCCACCTTCTACGTAATCTACTCCAAGCCCTTCGATATATCCGTAACTACTGGAGTTACCGCCTTTGTAAATACCCATAACAATGTTGGTAACAACGCCAAGTGTTTTAACTTTACTTGGCGGACTAATCCATATTGGCATGTCAAATGTCAGTGTAGCAATGTCAATATTGCTGTCAGTACCAACAGGAATTTGACGGTTGCTAAAAGTCATATTGGCCAAGTTTACTACACTTAAACTGGTCCAATCCAAATAGTTGTCAGTTGTTTGTATTTCTAAACTAGGGTTAAACAACATCAGTATTTGTTCTAAAATTTGTAATTTTTGTTCTGTGCTACTGGCCCAAATATCTGCTTTAACAGTTAGTTTAAACGGTGTGGGCATAATTCGTTCAACAGTATAATTTTTACCTTGTGTGCTAGTATATGCATCACCATCTATATCACGTTCTCTAATATGAACTTTATCTATATGTGTTGCATCACCTAAACGTTCACGGTCTAATTGCAAATCCGTAATGTAAACAGCAATACGTGGAGTGCTGTTAATTTTATTTTCACTGTTTTGACGATTGATGTTGGCAACTTGACGATCACTATCACCATACATAACAGGCACACGTGATAAAGCGCCGTCACCATATTTTACCACAAAATTACTTAACAAACGAATTGTTTGTAGCAAGTAACGTCTTATTTGACCATCATAAAAATGTTGCATTATAAGTCTGCCTTAGGTTTTAGTGCTTTGCTTAGTGCTTGACGTTCTGGAACTTGTTCACCAGCAATATCATTTGTTGTTGTGTTATTAATAAATCCAGTTTTTTGTGTTTTACGTGAATCATTGTTGGTCATGGTCATACGTACTGCGTCTTCTGTCTTGACCCATCGTGATCCATCATAACGGAATAATCTATTGGGCATGAAATCTGTACGTAAGAAGTAATCATTTAAATGTGCAGTAGTTGGAAACTGTATACCATGACCAAACTCCACCCCATTCGCTGGCACACCGTCGCCCAGCAAGTAGCCAGTATATCCACTGCGTACTGCACGGCCATGTATGGCACTGGCATCTGGACCCATTGTACTGGCATCAATTGCTGTTTGATCCGCAGTCTGTAATGTTGGTTTACCAGTAGTTGGATCAACAGCAAGAGTAAAAAACTGCTGTGTTTGGTATCCACTTAATGGTGCATCTGCTTCTGCTTGAGCTAAGATAGCATCATTAATTTCTAATTCTTTGGCTTTGGTACTTAGTATATCACGTAGTGTTTGATCTGTTGGGTCGCCATTAGCATCAACTGCTGGCTTATTAAGTATGTCTGCAAATTGTTGACTGTCCGTGACTTTCTTAAGTTTAAGTCTGTATAAATGCGGATACCAAGTTTGGCTAAATCCTTCACTTGCTCTGCTAACATCTTCAATAACAAAGTAACGTGGTAACGCAATCATGTAATCGTTAAGTGCAAACTCGTCTTTTAAGTGAGGCATTTCAAAAACGTCGCCACTTAATGGTTTGCGACCAACGTGTTTGATCCAGTCATTGATATGAACTGTCATAAAAATTGTATCGTTATCTATGAACAATCCAAACTGACTAAGGTTAAAGTCTAAATTTTGTACGTTATAAATGCCACGAACTCGGTAAATGCTAGAATCATATTTTCTATCACGATTTTCTAAAAATAGCAAATCTTGAATATTTGTTTCTTTTAATGTATCATAGTGGGGTTGATCCGCAGTAGCATTAGCTTCGTCGGTGTTTGCACCCAAATACTTGTGCAGATACAAATCGGTGCCACCAATAGCAAACATTTCGCTGATTTGGCGGTCAATAAATTT